CCACATGGATGCAAATGCAAGTGCATTAACAATAAACGATTTATATTCAACATCTGGAGATACAAGATTTATTTGTGGTAATTCACCATTCATTACAGAACCAGAATTACCAACAAATGTGTACTTTAGGTTATTTGCTCGTAAATTCACATTCTTAGTACAAGGTGGGTTTGACGGATGGGATATCTATAGAGAATGGAGAACCAATGAAGACAGATTCCAAATTGGTAGATCAGGATTCCTTAACGGAGCTTGTCCAACATCAAGGTATCCAAATGCAGTTGGTTGGGGAGCATTCAAAGAGATTTCTATTGGTGATGGTACCATGGACTTTGGAAACACAGACTACTACGCATACTTATTAGGTCAACAAACATTTGCAAATCCTGAAGCAACAAACATTAATGTATTTGTAAGTCCAGGTATTGATTATGTTAATAATAGTAATCTTGTTGAAGACGCAATTACTATGATAGAGTTCAATAGGGCTGACTCACTTTATGTTTGTACAACCCCTGATGTTGATTTGTTTAGTCCTACATTAACAGGTGGTCAAGATATCTTTATATATCCAACTGAAACGGTTGATAACTTATTTAACACAGGAATTGACTCTAACTATACGGCAACTTACTACCCTTGGGTATTAACAAGAGATAGTGTAAACAATACTCAAATCTATATCCCACCAACAGCTGAGGTAACAAGAAATTTAGCGTTAACAGATAACATCGCATTCCCTTGGTTCGCAGCGGCGGGTTATACTCGTGGTATTGTTAACTGTATTAAAGCTCGTAAGAAGTTAACTCAAGAAGATAGAGACATTCTTTACAACGGTAGAGTTAACCCAATAGCAACCTTCTCTGATGTTGGTACCGTGATTTGGGGTAACAAAACTCTACAAGTAAGAGAATCAGCACTTGATAGAATCAATGTGAGAAGATTATTATTACAAGCTCGTAAATTGATTTCAGCAGTATCTGTAAGGTTATTGTTTGAACAAAACGACGCACAAGTAAGACAAGACTTCTTAAACGCTGTTAACCCAATATTAGACTCAATAAGAAGAGACCGTGGTTTATATGACTTCCGAGTAACCGTTTCATCAAATCCTGAGGATTTAGATAGAAACCAAATGACAGGTAAGATCTATATTAAACCTACAAGATCTCTTGAATTTATAGACATAACATTCTACATCACTCCAACAGGAGCATCGTTTGAGAATATTTAATGTGGTAAATAAAAAAGAAGAAGGGGAATCAAAAGTTCCCCTTTTTTATTTATATGATATTTATTAATATGAATCATAAAAAAGTTGTTAAAGAAATAATTTCTGAAATTATCCAAGATCAGTTAACACCAACAATGAAATATTATGCTTTTGACTGGGACGATAATCTTATGTATATGCCAACTAAAATTTATTTAAAAGATGAAAACGGTAATAGTGTTGGTATGTCAACAGAAGATTTTGCCGAATATAGGTCTGATGTTGGTAAAGAACCTTTTGAATATGAAGGACATACAATAGTTGATTTTGATGATGAACCATTTAGAAATTTTAGAGTTACAGGTGATAAACAATTTTTAAATGATGCAATGAAAGCCCCAACAGGTCCTGCATGGGACGACTTTGTTGAGGCGGTTAATAACGGGTCTATTTTTGCGATAGTTACTGCAAGAGGTCACACACCAAGTGTTTTAAAAAATGCTACTTATAATTTAATTAAAAAAAACAAACATGGGTTAAATCAACAAGAGTTGGTTAAAAATTTAAGAAAGTATAGAGATATTACAGATGAGGAGGATATGACTGATGACGAACTTATAAAGACTTATTTAGAAATGTGTAAATGGCATCCTGTTAGTTTTGGGGAAGGTTCGGCTGCGAACCCAGAAGAACTTAAAGTAAGTGCTATGAAACAATTTATGGAATATGTTAGAACTTTATCACAAAAACTTCAAGAAAAGGCATATATTAAAAACAAAATTAGTAATTATTTTACACCATATATTGGTTTTTCAGATGACGACCTAAAGAATGTTCAAGCAATGAAGAAACATTTTGATAATGAAAGTGGATTAGATATTTATCATACAGGAGGAGGAAAAAAAACTAAATTTTAACTAGTTCTAGTTCTAGTTAAGATATAATTTGAAAAATAATTGAAGTAAATAGAAAAATTTTTATTTCGTAGTATTTATAATAAAAAATAAAACAAAAATTAAAAAATAAAATATGGCTGATTTATTAATGAAAATGCCGATCCCTTACGAACCGAAAAGGGAGAACAGGTGGATTTTGAGGTTTCCATCATCACTTGGTATTAATGAGTGGTATGTTGAGACGACATCAAGACCAAAACTTACAATTGCCGCAACTGAAATTCAGTTCTTAAATACTTCAACATATGTTGCAGGTAGATTTAATTGGGGTGAATTACCCGTTACTTTTCGTGATCCAATTGGACCTTCTGCGTCTCAAGCGGTTATGGAATGGATTCGTCTATGTGCTGAGTCAGTTACAGGTCGTATGGGTTACGCAGCAGGATACAAAAAAAATGTTGACCTTGAAATGTTGGATCCAACAGGAGTTGTTGTTGAGAAATGGATTTTAGAGGGTACTTTCTTAACAGGATATGATGGGGGTTCCTTAACATATTCCACAGATGGTCTCGCTAAGATTAGTTGCAACATGAGAATGGACCGTTGTATATTAGTTTATTGATTTTTTATCAATAACTTACTAAAAAAAATAAAACATAACATTAAGACCTATTTACTTTACTAGTGATAGGTCTTTTTTATGTTTATAAAAAAAGAACTTTATATTATGGAACAAGACGCATATCAAGCTGGTCAAGCAGAATTTAATTTACCACACGATGTAATACAATTACCTAGTCAAGGTGTGTTTTACAAATCAAAAAAGAAATCGATAAAAGTTGGTTATTTAACCGCCGCTGACGAAAACATTATTGCAAATATTGACTCAAGAAAAAGTATTCAAGAAAGTATTATTATTCCCCTTTTAAGAACTAAAGTTTATGAAAGAGACTTAAGACCTGAAGAAATGCTTGATGGTGATATTGAGGCAATTTTAATTTTTTTAAGAAACACTTCATTTGGTCCTGAGTATACAATTAACGCTGTGGATCCTAAAACCGACGAAAGATTTAAAACAACAATCGTTTTAGATGAATTAAATTACAAAAAAACAAAGTCTTCCCCTAATGAAGATGGTTTATTTGAAACCACACTTCCTGTATCAGGAAAAAAAGTCCTATTAAAACTTCTTAGTTTAAAAGACAAACTTGATATTGAACAATTAATAAATTCTTATCCTTCAGAAAGAACCGCACCAACTATCACCTCAAGACTTAACAAACACATTGTTTCAATTGAGGGGGATTCTGACAATTTAAAAATCGCAACATTTGTTGAAACTCTACCTATTGCGGACTCTAAATATATTAGAAGATTTATTTTAGATAATGAACCAAGATTAGACCTATCAAAAGAAGTTATCGCCCCGTCAGGAGAAAGAGTAATGGTCGACATTACTTTTGGGGTGGAATTTTTTCGGCCTTTCATATCAATATAAAACAAGTTTATTAGACGAGTTTTATTATTTCTCTAGAATTTTTAGAACACAATATTCCGAGTTTATGTGTATGCCAACTTATGTTAGAAGGTATTTGATTGGTAAATATGTTGAAGAAACAAAAAAAACTTAATCAAATATTTATAAATAAAAATTAAATGGCAGGTGTAGATCCAATTTCATTAACCAAGAAGGATAAAGATGAGCTTATTGAGATGATAGAAACTCAAAACGCTAAAATCGAACAATTGGAGACAAACAAGAAACGCGGTAAAAATGGTGTAGATGAGACAATTGAGGGTAGTAATAATATTGTAAATGCTTTTGACCCTACATCTTTAGCAAACATTACAGATGTAATGAAAAGTATGAAGGATGCAATGCTTGGCGTAATTAACCTTACAGACTTTGCGACATTTAAAGAATTAGACGAACTAAGTAATACAATACAACAAAATTTTGGTTTAGCTAGAGGAAGGGTTAGCGAATTTAAAACAGCAATTGCCGACGCAGCCCCTGAGTTGGCAAAAATGGGGTATACTCAGCAGGAAACTGCCGATTTAATTGCCGACTCAATGGATGGGTTAAAAACTTCAGCTCTGTTAAGTACCAAAACATTAACTGAAATGGGAGCAGTTTCAAAAGTCACAGGTTTAGATGTTACAGAGTTAGCTGAGGGGTTTAGAAGTGTCGGGATCTCAATGCAAAAGGTTGGTTTTGAAATGAAAGGGGTTACTGACTACGCAAGAAGTGTTGGAATGTCAGTTAAAACAATTTCAACAGGGGTCGAACAAAATATAGAAAAAATCAATTTGTATAATTTTGACAATGGTGTTCAAGGGTTAGCTAAGATGGCGGCCACTTCAGAAAGATTCGGGCTTTCAATGACTAATACATTCAGAATTGCCGAAGAGTTATTTTCACCTGAAAACGCAATTAATATGGCCGCAGGTCTTCAGAGATTAGGGGTTGCGTCAAGTGCGTTATTGGATCCGCTAAGAGCTATGGATTTAGCCCAAAACGACCCTGAAGCGTTACAAAAAGAAATTGTTAACTTAAGTAAGGAATTTACAACATTCAATGAGAAAACAGGTAAGATGGAAATTCTACCTGGAGCTCAAAGAAGACTAAGAGAGATTGCTAAAGAGTTGAACATAGACG